TTCGTTTAGCGTGGATATTTGCGTAGAGACCACGCTTAGCTTCACAGAGTTCTTTAAATTCCTTATAATCTCTCATGATAACCGACGAGGGTTTACCAGATTATTTAGCCAAAGTGTGATACTGAGGTAGCATAGACATCAGTAACTGCTGCTTCTGTCTCTAGAGTATCAGTTGGTTCCTTCTCAATTACAACTGGTCTGTGTGGTGCGACATAGAGACTACCTAGTGTTGTGCCACCAGCATTCTTCAGTGTAACTAGGTGAGCGTTACCACCAGCATGGTTGTGCTGTAGTAGAATTCTTGTACCACTGTCAATGTTCTGACCTGTAGTTGTGAGAGCAGTTGCTTCTCCTAATAGTTTTACTACGTTCATCGTTTTCCTCCTCCCATTTGCTTGAGCATCTTCTGTAGCTCCGCAGTGCTACCGACAAACATAGCGTTGTTGGTGACCTTGGATGGACCTTTCTTTTCCTCGTCAAGATCCTTCATCTTCTTATGTAGGTCTTGGAGTTTCTCAGTCATGTCTGCAACGTGCTTCATTGCCGCTACAGCGACTTCATATGCTCTTGGGTGTCCACTCTCCTGAGCGACCTCTAAGGCACCGTTAACCGCCTCCTGACCCTTGTCTATGAGACTGTATAACTCGCCCCTGGTATATTCGTAATCCTTCTCACGGTCGCCCTTATCGACCTTTGGTGGTACTGGCTTGATAGGTTCACTAACAGGTTCAGCACTAATGTTGAGGATCTCCTCCATGTTCTCTTCTAAGCTCATAACCACTCAATTCCTTCGTTAAATCCAAAGTCGTCTGCAGATGTTACTAGTAAGTCATCTGCTGCATCGATGTTGCCATCTTCGTTGATGTCAGTAACGGCTTTGGGTGTATATGTTCTTGTAGCAATTCTTCTGTTAACAGCAAGATCACCAATAGTTTCGTGAATGATTGCTTTCTTGATGATATCAGCAGTGCTGTAAGGACCGTAGAGGTAAGACTTCATGGTAAAGTTTAAGGTATAAGCGATATACCTCCTGTCCATAAAACTATCATCCCACTCATCTTCGCTGTTGATATTGTTCAGAACAATAGCAACATCTTTTTTCTCATTCATGTCTGGGATCATGTTGAGAGTAACAGAGAATGATGGTTGGAAGTATGGCAAGATTTGCTCTACAATTTGCAAAGCATCATCCTGTGACTTAGCAATAACTCCTAGTTCAAAGTTTATATTATAAGGAACAGGAACATATTGCACCTTGACTTCATCACCATTATCATCAGTGATTGTTTTGTATTTTTGAATTGGAGATGTCTTACGGGTAGGATCGTATTCAATTCCTGTCATCTCAAAGTAGAGACGTGGTAGAGTGATTGCTACTTTTGATGTAGAATTATCAGTAAGACGAACCAAGAACTTCTGCTTAGGTCCGTAAGCAAGAGGAACTTTTGTTTCCTCTAATACAGAACCATCGCTAGGATCAGTGCTCCTCAATGTAATATTATTGAAGAGCGTACCAAACGCAATAATGTTCTTGCGAACAATTTGATTATAAAAATGTGATCCTAACATTAGATACTACCTGTAAAATTTCCTGCTTCTCCAAATGGATTTCCTTCAGTCCAATCAATGATATCATCCGCCTCATCTTCGATCTCACGATTTTGATCATAAGATGCTGCGCTGGTATTATTTAGAGTGTCGAAGGTCTCAGGAGACCATTTAGCACCTGAAGTTAGACCAGTAATTACTTCAGCAGTTGTGAACGTTCCTGTTCTGTTGATGACTTCAAGAGCTCTGGTTGTGCTATCCCAGGACTTAACTTCTGCTCTGTTGTCCTTAGGTGAGTAGTCAATAGTAACAGTAGGAGCAGTTGTATACCCAGTACCCCCGCTAGTGATAAGGATACCATTAACAATACCAGTCGAGCTAACCGTTGCAGTGGCTGTTGCTCCATTTCCGTCTCCTGTAATGGTTACTGTTGGTGGTGTAGCAACTTTGTAATGCGAACCACCATCGGTAATAGTTATGCTGGTAACAGCATCACCTGTAATAGTTGAGACAGCTTTAGCAAGGAACTCATCACCAACTACTTCTTCACCTACAGTGAAGTCACCAGTACCACCAGGATCCATGTACAATTTGATAGCATTATCAAATGTCTGTTCGATAACATCAATCTCTTCAATACCAGTGTCAAAGTCATCACTACCGACCTCATAGATCTCAGCGGTGATTGCATAAAACTGGATTTTACCAAACTGATAGAATGGTTGTTCTTTCTCTACAAATTTAATCTCGTAGATATCTTTTGTTAGTGGGAAGTAAAGTAGATCTCCTTCATTTGGTCTACTAGTAACAGTAAGATTTGGACTATGCTCTGCTACTTCTTCATCCCAGCGTCTTGTAGAAACGCGAAAGATTACTTCATCTGAAATGCGAAGACCAAACTTACTTACAAACTCTGCGCCATCTCCAAAACCAGTGACGTTCTGTAGTAGCATCTCGATTTGAAACTGTTCTTGATACTTGGAGTATCTAACTTCATCGAGTGTATTGTCTTGCAGAATAGTTCTAGGTAAGTAATAGATGTCAGATCCAAAAAGCTTGATCTGTTCATCCACAAGATCTTGATACAGACCTTGTTCGCCTGTATTACCTTGGTAGTATGTTGGAAAATAGGGACTAGTAGGCATCTTATCCGATCATATCCATTGGTGGGATTGCATACTTACTGAGAACTTCGCTTTCGATCTTCTCAATTTCTGCTAGTGCGTCTGTGTATAACTCTCTACCATTGAGGCTGATACCACCAGGCAACTGAACGTTGTTATATTTGATCAAGTTCTGACCCCACTGCTTCTTCATAAGAGCAGTAGCATACTTCTTGACAAACATATCATTATACATCTCAGTAGCATCTGTAGGATCAATCATACGATGACACTCAATCAGAATGTTAGATCCATTCTTGAGGAAGTCTTTATCAAGATCCATGTACAGACGATCACGACGCGCTGTAAATCTGAACTGCTGGAATGAACCATTGTTCAGAACCATATCTAGAGTTTCTAGATATTGCTTGGTCATATAATAGTTGAGGATATCAAGTGACCCGAATGCATACAAATCATTCAGGAACATCTGATACTCAACACCAAATAGATTGGAACGGATTGAGTTGCTGACGAGACCAAATACTTTAGTGATACCAGTTACATGAGCTGGGATTGGAATGTAGTTGGTTGTTTCTTTCCAGTCAGTTGTGCCATTGCTAGTTGTTACACTAGCTTCAAATCTTGTTTTATCATCAGCAGTAATTTCGTGGTATAAGTAAGCACGCTCCATACCATTGTAACAGTTCTCTTGGAAGAACTGAATGGTGTCATCAATAACGTTATTTACCTGTTCGTCGTCAATGTTTACTTGCAGGACAGGCTCACCCAACTGTCTCTTACAATATGTTATGAGATCAGCTCTTGAGTTTGGAGATGCCATTACACACAAAAAATCCCTTCATACCTATTTAGGAAGAAGGGATTTAGTATTTATTCAGCTGGTGCTTCTTCTGCTGGAACGTCTGGGTCTGCGTCTCCTTCTAGAAGTCCTAGAGTTTCTAGTCCACCAACCAGTTTCAGTTTGTATTCTTTTGCTTTGACTAGATTTTCTTCTAGTTCTGCAATCTGCTTCTCTGTGGTAGCAATTTGCTCCTCAAAGTTTTTCTTTAGTGCTGCGGGATCCATAGTAATCAAAAACGAATGATACGGTACTATTTATTATAGACCAAAATGTGTTCTTGCGTCAGCCAAGAAGTTTTGAACAAAGGTTTGTGCTTGTCCTTGACTGATAGTACCTTGGGTTTGACCGTTAGATACAAGAGCGGTCCAAACAAAGCAGTTTGTCGATGTTGATTCATACTGAGAAACGTCATTGTTAGAACTGCTGTTAAATGTGCTAACAGTAAATCCATTAGAAACTGTACTCTGCCAAGAAGGAGAACCAGCAGTACAGTATAGGTGCATAACACCAGGGTCAGAGTTCTGGTTATATGCTTTGTTTACAAGCCATGCATAAACAGGACTAAATCCTTCTACTGTTGCATTATCATATACCGTTACTGAGTTTGGTGATCCACCGCCGCCGTCAGCACCTAGGTCACCAGTTCTTGAGAAACCATATTGAACATTCTGTCCATCTTCAGCAACTGCGATTGCAACCAGTGGCCAAGAATATCCAAGTGGGGCAACCTTAACACCATTATATTCAAAAGCAGCGTTACCATAGAAAATGTTACTACTTGCACTTCCCTGAACTCTAACTTGAGTGAAGTTACCACCGTCATACATGTCAGATTGTGCGTCCTGAATTCTATCAGTGTTGCCACTATCTGTTTGATACTGGTAGTTAGTACCAGATGATGCCCAACCAGTCTTCAGTGGTGTCATATAAGTGATGAAGTCATCAAACTGATCTTGATCATATAGGTTAAAGGGAAGACCACTAACTGCTCCACCCATACTGGTCCACATTGGGTTACCAGTAATAGCATTCAGTCCACCATAGACTTCCAAGTAATTGGTTTCTGTATTCAATCCCAGATAACCAATGTTCAATCCAGATGTGGGTCTGGTAGATGTAGTCCATGTTGGAACGACAACAGACGAAGGGGTAAATCCACCTGCAAACTCAATGGTATTACCACTGAGTGTCATCACGGGTTCACCCTGTTTGTTTTGTAGTTGATCTACTCTAAGAATACTAGCCATTGTGGATTATAAACGCAGTTATCGTT